GAATTGCTACGGAAAAAGCAGAAAAACTCAAGTGGTTACTTGAAAGTGCACGATTACGTCACGCTACATGGCAAACTTTAGAAGTATCAAACCGAAACCAAGATAGGATATTGAAATGACCACATTAAAAGTTACTGAAGAATTTTTAATTCTTAAATTATTGTGCAAAATGTATGATGAAGCACTTAAAAACGCTAATGCAACACAAATGTTGGAGATTTCAGTAGATATTGCAGAATCAAGTGAGAAATTAGAGCAATTGACTGTAGACTACATTAATGGCCACTAAATCACAGAGAGATCACTATGCAAAGTTGGCGAGATTGGGCTGTATCTTGTGCGAACACATTGGATTCGAGGGACGAGATGTTGGAGTCGAAATCCATCACATACGCCGTTTCGGGGGAAAGCGAGATAACGCTCCAGCTGTCCCATTGTGCGCTATGCACCACAGACTTGGCGATACCAGTATTCACTTACTTGGAGCTAAAGGATTCCGAAAGCACTGGGGATTTGACCTTGAGGACAAACTTGTGGAAGTGGAAGCTAAACTAAATGAGTAGCTGGCTAATCATTGTTACTGGTTTAATTTATGCCTATATAGGTATAGAGCAAATCGTTAAAGGTAACGCGCCTATGGGTATAACTTATGTATCCTATGCCACAGCCAATATTGGGCTTTACTGGATGGCTAAATAACTATACAAATTTCGGACAAAAATGACCTATTTTTGCATAACTTTTTCTTTAAATTTCATGCACTTACAAGCGTTTTTAAAATAAGTCAGCTTACAATAACAAAGTAAATTTCCCTGTAAAAACAAAGTAATCCAATTTACAGGGAAAAGTTTCCCGAACGGGAAGAATGTATAAAAAAGTGTGTAAAAAACCAAAAATATTCCCGAACGGGGTATTTTGTAAGAAAAAGAAATGACTTATTAATGAGTCCGTATGTGGGTTAAAGCCTTATTTATGATTCATTAACTTTACAATCCAATGTCAACAACTTTACAATCAGCCGTCAAAACTTTACAAAAATGTCAACAAAACTGTTGATATGGATACTTTTTGTCAATAACTGTACATATAGGTATTAATATGTATATTAAATATATACTTATGGGTATCAAAATGTATCGTATTTTATACAAAAACCGACAATAAGTAACATATATGTTACTAGACTGTATTTGGCAGTTGTAACCAATGGGTCAGAAAGCCGCAAAATAACTCAATTACTGCATCTTACATTGGCGACTTAATGCCCAAAAAGGTGACCTACTTGCTTCTTTACGCTTTCGGTCATTGTAAGGTGAGGCTGGCCCTCGTGTGAAGGAGTAATGGAAGGGGAAACCAAGCCAGCCTCGTAATTGATTATATATGCCTTGCAAATTCTTTGTGATATTTGTTTCTTGCTTCTTGTGCAACAAGGTCTGCAAGCTCTAAATCATCAAAACTACCAAAAAACATACGCTGTTTGTTTACGCTTAATTGCACTTTCCATTTATTGCTAATTTTGTGCCAATAAACATTTTTAAATCCTGAAGTGTTGTTTTTTAACATTTTTGTGTTTTGCATATTGCTGCTTCGGTTTGTTTCACGCAAATTTTCTATGCAATTATTTAATGGATTTCCATCAATGTGGTCAATTTCTTTAGGAAGAAAATTATTGTGCATCATAAAAATTACACGATGCTCCATTTGTCTTTTTCCATTAATTAATATAGACCTATAACCTGTAGACAAAGTTGTACCAGCCCTATCTCCTACATTTATACCTTTTCGTGGAATTTTCCAATAAAGTTTTCCATTTTCATATATAAATATTTGATTTAATTGGTCTTTTGTCATAGTAATTTATTCTTTAATTTGTAAACTTTTAACAAATTTAAAAATATTTCATATCCATCACGCAATGATTGTTCATCGTGTTCATATATGGATACTTCATTAGTAGTTCCGTTTATATATACATTAGCACATCTAGCGTTTGGTGCAAGAACTTCTCGATAAGCTGCTAATTGAGTGATATGCTCTGTATAGGGTGTTAGGTCACCAGGGCTTTTTTCCGTAGTCTTAAAGTCAATTACGACCCCAGTAAAGTCATGGCGTGGTTTGCAATACAAATCGCACTTACCACCATAGCCTTCTTGGTTTACTAGGGACTGTTCAGGAATCCACATCTGAGTCCCAAAATGGGCTGTTATGGCGTCATCTACAACACGGACATACGCTGGCATCTCTGGTAGGTATTCTTGGGCATAAAAGCTCTCTAGGAAATCATGTATAAGAGTTCCTCTAGTCATGGCTTCTTGGGATTTTTGCTTTGCTATTTCTAAAACTCTAGCAACATAATCTTTTTCTTCTTCTTGAAAACCCCTAGGATTTTCTGAAGCAGCTTTTATGGCTTCAGATTGTAACCATGTATTAAGGCCATCTTTTGATAGTTGTCCATTAATTGTTGATACGCTTGGGACAAGTGTACCTGGGTTTGCTTTGGCATCCCTGAGTGTAGTGTTTCTTTCTTTTCCGTTTTTGCCAACGGTTTTATAGCGTGGCGCACCTGTAATGGCGCAATACCAATGTTGTGACATTTATTTCCCCTTTAAATGCTTAGTTGAGTAATTCTAAAATTGCATCTCTATCTGTTGCAGAAATACAACAGTCTGCACATACTTGAATCACATCTTTGAGTATTAACTCTAAGTCTTTAGGTTCAAAAGAAATTAACCGCCTTTCTTCATCTACTCCATAGGCTTCCATAGTAATAATGGCTTTTTCGCCAATAACATCTTTGATGTGACTCAGCATGGCTATTCCTTAAAATGGAAGGTCAGAATCTTCAATGGTATGGCGCTGGATTTCATCGCTACCACTAGCTTTAAATCCTACCGGTGCTTTTTCTTTGCCAATAGATACGCTAAAAAACTTGCCTTTTTTGCCTTCTTTAACCCACGCAGATAAGTAACATTCACGGTTATTAACCATGATAGTGCCTGTATAGTCTGGGTGATTTTCGGTTGTTTTGCGGTCATTTTTAAATAGTGAGCCACTACCTTCTTTTGGAATATAAGCCATGATTAAATCTCTCTCGCTTTTACTACTGGTTTAGGTGACGAAGCGGCATTACCATCATCGTCTGCTTGTACTACTCCTACTACTGCTGCTAATGCGTATCTACGCATATAGGTAAGTGCTGACCCTGCGCCTTGTGCATCAGGCTTAGTTACAGGTACAGACATTTCTTGACTTATAAATTCCCCTGATTTGTGGGAAATAATGGTAGTTAAACGCATAGACCCATCGTAATATTCGCCAGGGAATTGCATAACCGCCAGCCCATTTTCAGAAAGAAGGCTACGGCAAGCATCCCAAACAGACTCAAGGTCAGCATATTTAGACTTAAAAAAAGGATTAGCAGAGTCTTTAATCGCATGGGTCATTTTTCCTTGCACAATAGATAAAGCTAAAGTCAGGTTAGCAATAGAGTCAGAAGTAATCATTTTGCACCTCTAATTGTTGGAAAAGAATCAAGAGGATTTCCAAAAATACCACCAAAATCTTCAAATACATTTTGTAGTAACACATTGCGTTTGTTGTTAGGTTTGCCACAAGCTGCACGAATAACATCTATATCGTCTTGTGCTAACTCTGTGCCAAATTCCATGTTGTCTAGCGCTATTTCTAAGCGCTCTTCCATTTCAATCATTAATTGATTAAGTTGTGACATCTAATTCCCCTTAGATACATAGCAAAATTGCTATAAGTAAGACTTTAACAGAAGAAAACAAAAAAAGCAAAGTGTTTGCAAATAAACAACAACAAAGGTAAACTTCGTGAATGGACACTAAATTAAAACTTACCGACAGCGCAATTATTGACCTTCTTGGTGGTACTGCAAAGGTAGCAAGAATGTGTAAATGCGACCCCGCAGCCGTATCTAATTGGCGTCTTCGTGGCATACCAGCAGCTAAATTTATGTTTCTTGGTGCAAGAATAGAAGAAGCTAGTCATGGTCTTGTAACTCGTCAAGATATATTTCCTACTAACTTTTGGTTAATTTGGCCAGAGTTGTTAAAAAACAACAGTTTTGGCAAACAAGATGAAATTGAGTAATGTAACCATTTGCGCCATAGATTCAGTACAACCAGACAAAGCTAAAAAAGCCATAGAAAGAAGTAAAAGAAACATTGAATTTGGTGGTGAATTGTT